ATGATAGAAATCTTAATAGATACTCATCTAACACAAACAACTTTCACGAACTGAGATTGTACGCTAGAGGCGAACAGTCTATACAAAAATATAAGGATGAGTTATCTATAAACGGTGATTTGTCCTATTTAAATTTAGACTGGAAACCAGTTCCAATTATATCTAAGTTTGTAGATATTGTTGTGAACGGTATGTCTGAAAGGTTGTATGATGTAAAGGCTTATTCTCAAGATCCATACGGCGTTAGCAAAAGAACTGCTTATATGGAGTCTATATTAACAGACATGAGGACAAGAGAGTTAAATGCTTATACAGAACAAGCTTTCGGTATACAAATAGCAGACAACGATCCTGAAACTCTACCTGATTCTGAAGAAGAGTTACAATTGCACATGCAGCTTACATATAAACAGTCTGTTGAAATTGCAGAAGAACAAGCCATAAACACGCTGTTAGATGGTAACAAATATGAATTAACAAAGAAAAGATTTTATTATGATTTAGCAGTTTTAGGTATAGCTGCTGTAAAAACAGGGTTCAACACATCAGAAGGCGTTGTTGTTGACTATGTAGATCCAGCAAATCTAGTTTACTCTCATACTGACTCTCCTTATTTTGACGATATTTATTATGTTGGTGAAGTTAAAACTATTCCAGTAAATGAATTAGCAAAACAATTTCCCCACTTATCTGAAAGTGATCTTGAAGATATAATGAAGAATAAGTATTACAACAGATCTAACTACAACTCTAGACATACTTACGACAAAGAAGATAACAACAGTGTTCAAATCTTATATTTTAACTATAAAACCTACATGAACGAGGTGTATAAAGTAAAAGAAACTGGTACTGGTGCAATGAAGATATTACCAAAAGACGATAGTTTTAATCCTCCTACTGATGTTGAATATAAATATTCTAAATTACAAAGATCTATAGAGTGTCTTTACGATGGCGCTATGATATTAGGTACTGATAAGTTGCTTAAATGGGAGATGGCAAAAAACATGATGCGTCCTAAAAGCGATTACACTAAGGTTAAAATGAACTACTCTATTGTGGCTCCTAGAATGTACAACGGTAAAATTGACTCTTTAGTAAAGCGTATAACTGGTTTTGCTGATATGATTCAATTAACACACTTAAAGTTACAACAAGTAATGTCTAGAATGACACCAGATGGCGTGTATTTAGATGCTGATGGTTTGGCAGAAATAGATTTAGGTAATGGAACAAACTATAACCCACAAGAAGCTTTAAACATGTTTTTTCAAACAGGCTCTGTTATTGGTAGATCATTCACCTCTGAAGGTGATATGAATCCAGGTAAAATTCCAATTCAAGAAATTACATCTGGATCTGGTGGAAATAAAATGCAAGCCCTTATATTGCTAACTAATTATTATCTGCAAATGATAAGAGATGTAACTGGGCTTAACGAAGCAAGAGATGGTAGTACTCCAGATAAAAACGCTCTAGTTGGTATTCAAAAATTAGCAGCAGCAAACTCGAACACAGCAACAAGACATATACTACAAGCGGGACTATTTTTAACGTCAGACGTTGCTGAATGTTTATCGCTTAGGATATCTGATATACTAGAGTATTCTCCAACAAAAGAAGCTTTTATACAGTCTATTGGAGGACACAACTTAGCTACCCTTGAAGAAATGTCAGACTTACATTTATATGACTTTGGTATATTTTTAGAGTTAATGCCAGATGAAGAAGAAAAAGCTGTACTAGAAAACAACGTGCAAGTGGCTTTAAAGCAAGGTGGTATAGATCTTGAAGATGCTATTGACGTTAGAGAGATAAGAAATGTAAAACTTGCTAACCAAGTATTAAAGATCAGAAGAAAGAAAAAGATAGAGCAAGATCAATTAATGCAACAACAAAATATCCAAGCCCAAGCAAATGCCAACGCTCAAACACAGCAGGTAGCAGCTCAAGCTGAGGTTCAAAAAAGCCAAGCAATTACACAAAACAATGCTCAGTTAGAACAAATAAAAGCTGGATTAAAAACCGAACAAATGAACTTAGAGGTTGAGCATAAAATGAAGTTAATGCAGTTTGAATTTGAAATAAATCAAAAACTTCAACAAATGAACATGTCACAGGTTGACATGAAAGAAACGATGAAAGAAGATCGTAAAGATAACAGGTCAAAAATGCAAGCCTCTCAACAAAGCGAGCTTATAGATCAAAGATTAAACAAAAAACCACCTAAAAACTTTGAGTCATCAGGTAATGATATATTAGGTGGAGACTTTAGTTTAGAAAGATTTGACCCTAGTTAAAATTTATTAATTATTATTATATTATATTATGGAAGAAGAAAACGAAAAAGTAGTCGAAGAGACTACTAAAGAAACAACTGAACAAGTTGATGAAAGTAAGTTTCAATCTGCTGGTGACGATAACGTTATCAAGATAGATTTAAATGCCCCACCACAAGAAGAAAAAGTAGAAACTGAAGTTGTGGAAGAGGAAAAAGCTGAAGAAGTAGAAGCGGTAACAGAGATTACTGAAGAAAAAGAAGTACAACCAGAAGCTGAAACACAAGAGCCTTTAGTATTAGAAGAAATTACTGAAGAAGAAGTTGAAGAAGTTGAAGAAGTTGAAGAGCAAGTTGAAGAAGCTATAGCTGAGGCTGAGGCTACTGGAAAACCATTACCAGAAAATATTCAAAAGTTAATGGACTTTATGGAAGAAACTGGTGGAGATTTAAGTGACTATGTTAAGCTTAATAGAGATTACAGTGAAATGGATAACCAAGATCTACTTTACGAGTACTATAGGCAAACAAAGCCTCATTTAAACAATGAAGAAATTAACTTCCTTATGGAAGATGCGTTTTCATTCGACGAAGATGTAGACGAAGAAAAAGATATACGTAGAAAGAAATTAGCGCTTAAAGAGCAAGTTGCCAGCGCTAAAAGCCACTTAGACGGGCAAAAGTCTAAATACTATAACGAAATCAAAGCTGGAAGTAAGCTCACAACTGAGCAGCAAAAAGCTGTAGATTTCTTTAATAGATACAACAAGGAGTCAGAAGAAACTCAAAAAATAGCTGAAAAACAAAAATCAACTTTTTTAAATAAAACTGAAAATGTTTTTAACGACAAGTTCAAAGGTTTTGAATATAACGTCGGTGATAAAAAGTATAGATTTAACGTAAACAACGCTAAAGAGGTTAAAAATACTCAAGGTGATATTAATAATTTTGTCAAGAAGTTCTTGAACGAAAAAAATGAAATGTCAGATGCCAAAGGTTATCATAAGTCTCTATACACAGCAATGAATGCAGACGCTGTTGCAAAACACTTTTATGAACAGGGAAAGGCGGATGCTATGAAAAATAGTATTGCTAAAGCCAAAAACGTTGATATGAATCCAAGGCAAAGTCATGGAAAAATTGAAACAGGTGGCACAACTTTTAAAGTGTTAGGTAATAACTCTTCTGATTTTAAGTTTAAAATTAAAAACAAAAACAAATAACAATTTAAAAAAATAAATTATGGCAATTACAAGCGTTCCTTCGGGAACTATCGCCCCAGCTCCAGCACAACAAACTCTAGCTTCGAATTATATCGATTTTACGAGTAGTACTACTGCTGGTTGGGCGCAACAATATTTACCAGATCTTATGGAAAAAGAAGCTGAGATTTTTGGAAACAGAACAATCTCAGGATTTCTTTCACAAGTAGGAGCTGAAGAGAGCATGACAGCTGATCAAGTTGTATGGTCTGAACAAGGAAGGTTACATTTATCATACACAGCTACAGTAGTAGGTGTTGGTGATACAAATGGTACGTTAGCAATTACTGCTGATATCGATGGTGATACAACTGTTGGTAGTACAACAAGTAGAACTCACGCTATTAGAGTTAATGATACAGTATTAATAGCACAAGCTGGTGTTGTAGTTAAAGCATTAGTTGTTGAAACTCCAGATTCAAATGTAGTTTCAGTTGAGCCTTATGCAGAAGCAACTTTGACTGCTGCTGGTCTTTCTGATGCTGCTGCTACTGTGTTGGTTATTGGTTCTGAGTATGGTAAAGGTCAGTCTTACTCTGATGTTACTGGTACTCATAGTTCTGATAGAAGAGAAGCTATTGAGCCGACTTTCAAGCACTTTGATAACAAACCAATTATTATGAAGGACTACTACGAAGTTTCAGGATCTGATGCTTCTCAAGTAGGTTGGGTTGAAGTTTCTGGTGAAGAAGGTCAATCTGGTTACATGTGGTACTTAAAAGCTGAAGGTGACACAAGAGCACGTTTTACTGATTACTTAGAAATGAGTATGATTGAAGCTGAGAAAACAGTTGCTAACTCTATTATTGGTTTTGCTAATAAGCAAATTAGAGGCGCTGCTGATTCTGGTGCTAATGGATCTGGTACTGAAGGTTTATTCGCTGCTATTGAAGCTAGAGGTAACTTAACTTCTGGTGTTACTGGTATCAACCCTGCTACTGATTTAGCTGAGTTTGATGCTATTTTAGCAGAGTTTGATAAAAACGGTGCTATTGAAGAAAACATGATGTTTGTAAATAGAGCAACTTCTCTTGCTATTGATGACATGTTAGCTTCTATGAATTCTTATGGAGCTGGTGGTACTTCTTACGGAGTATTTGACAACTCTGAAGATATGGCATTAAACTTAGGTTTCTCTGGTTTCAGAAGAGGTTCTTACGACTTTTACAAGTCTGACTTTAGATACTTAAACGACAAAGCTACAAGAGGTGGTATTAATGATATAGCAGGTAGCGCAGCTATCCGTGGTGTTATTATTCCAGCTGGAGTTTCTTCAGTATAT